TTATAATCCAATATCCTCACCTTCACTATTAGATTTATTTTTTGACAAGTTAATAAAAGAGAATAATTTACCTAAAAAAGTTGTTTTATCTGGTTCTGCGATGTTAATATGACGAACTGACTTTCTTGAAGAGAATTTCTTCCTTGATCTTTGGATTCGATCCTTTCTTTTACCTGGTACTATTGTTTGATTAAAGCCTTTTACATCTATACTACCATATCCAGATTCTACTAGTGCAATACCATTTTCAATTGATTCCTTAAAAACAACTTCTCCAGTATCCTTGTTTGTTTTTCCAACCTCAAATCCATCTTTATTTTCCATTTCAATATGTAATTGCTTTAATCCATTTTCGTTGATAATACCTTGGTATAAGTTAAACTCCTTTTTACCTGGATTGGGATGAATAAGATGGAATTGCACTTTTGTTATTTTATCAATAGCTAAGAACTCTTCCCTTATTTTCTGTGGAATCGGAATAGGGTTAATGATAACATCTCCTACATAAGGGTCGCTACTCAAAAGTTTAGTAAAAAGCTCTCTGAACTCATAAGCGCTAATTGAACCTGTACTTTCATGTGCTAATATTTCACTTTGCGGATCATACATGAAAAATGCTGTATGTGCGAGTTCATAGTCTGTTTTTCTCTTCTCTGTTCTATCACCAATTTTTACTTTCTGACTTGTGAATTTTGATTTTGTTACATTCCCAGTAATTATTTCGTTATCATTAATAATTATTTTTTCAACATCAGTAAAAGACCAATTCCAGCTATTTATTTTGAGTGGTTTAGATTCTAGTATTACTCTTGGAATATGCCTTCGAATAATCTCAAATAAGTCCTGACTAAAAATATTAGCATGTACGTTGATTTTTGCTGCAAAAAAAGTTCTTTTATGCATTACTAAGAATCCCCCAAGTTAATTATCATAATGTATTACCTATATTTTTACAGTGAATATCTAAATAAAAACACGCAGAAAAACGCGTGCCATTTATTAGCTTCACTCTTAATAATCTTCCAACTCTTCATCAGCTGCTCTTGTTATTCCGGGTTAGTATATTTCATCCCAAAAATCATTTTCATGAATAATAACAATCTGCGCTCCTTCTTTTCTTAATTGCACAGCTTTTTCTACTTTTCTGCCGTAACAGGAAAATGCCCAGCAAGGATTTCCTTCGCCACCTACGATTAAGAAGTCAGTCTTTTTTGTGACACCGTCATTAAAATAGCCGCCTTTATTAACAATGATTTCGGCAATTTCCTTACGTTTAGCTCGGCTGGAAGTGCCAGTAAACGAAAATGTTTTATTTTCAAATGTGATGTTAGGACATACCGCACAAATGCCACTGACTGAATACTTGCTTTGTAGCGCTTTTATTTCAAATTCATTGATATTATAAGAGATTCTTGTATCTATAAAATTAGCAAAAAAAGCTTTAAGCATATTCTTTTCATCGGTACTAATGATGCCATCTTGTCTAGCACTTACCAGAAGGCTATCAATCTCGTCAAATGGGTAGGTACCTTTTAAAAATTCACGCTCTTCCATCCAGGAAGCCAATTGATTAATTTCAATCTCACTCAATTCATTGTCAGACAATAAGCCATGGAGAATTCCTTGAAGTTCTTGAATCGATGATGTGATAATATTGTAGTATTCATCAAATTCATCACCATTAATGATTCTATTACAGAGCCATAAAATATCCTGTAGTTCTTCCTTTTCTAAATGACCATCTAATAAAGCACTTTCGATAACAGGAATAATTTCTGAAAATGGGGATTTATTTTGTAAAAATCTATGTAAATTACACCAGTTAGTAATTTCGTCTAGCTCCTCAGAAGTAACAATCCCATCAATTTCGATTCCCTTGATCATACCGATTAACGAATTAACAGCCTTATGTACCTCAGCTTTAGAAGTGTAAACTCGATAATCTTCAACTTCTGAATAGTTTTTACTCACACTTACTCCCCCTAATTAGAAAATAACTACTAATTTACTATATTTTTACATTTGTGATGTAAATAAAAACACGCTAGTTGCGTGTACTTTATTTTCCTTCACTCTTAATAATCTTCCAAATCTTCATCAGCTGCTCCCGTCTTTCAGGAGATTCGTCTTTGATTTCTTTAAAGAAGATATTGAGCTCTGGATCTTCGAATTCTTCTGGTGTTTTATATTTAGATTTATCTGGAGTAGGGTCGTCTGTTCTTCCAAGAAGATAATCTGTAGATACATTTAATACATCAGCCAAATCATTTAGCATTTCATTTGAAGGCGAACTGTAATTATTTTCATAATTACTAATGGTCCCTTTTGTTGTTTTAAGTAATTTTGCAAGACCTTCTTGAGTTAGTTTTTTCTTTTTTCTTGCAATCCTCAAACGATCAGAAATCATTATTGTATCACCCTCTCATTATGTAAAGTACAAGTAAATTGTATATTATTTAAGCTATTTATCATATTAAAAAGTAAACAAGTACAAGAAAATTATATTTTTATATTGACATACAAGAATCTCATACATATAATTAGGCTATAAAGTACAAGATATTTATACAAAGGTGGGGAGAAAATGAGTAAAAATGTCAGCTTATTGAAAGCTAGAAAAGAGCATGGTTTTACTCAAAAAGATCTAGCTGATAAGTTGAATGTTGAAAAATCAACTATTAGCAATTGGGAAAATGGTTATTCCACTCCAAGGCTTGCTGATGCTTTTCGAGTTGCAGATTTATTGGGAAAAGATGTAAATGAACTTTTTTTTGCTCAAAAAGAACAAGAATCTCATACTAATACTAACGCAGTAAGTACTTCTTAATTTACCCAACAAAATAAAAAGTCATGAAAGGAGGACCTATGCTTAGCATTCAAATTAACGAACGTGAGATTGAGCAACGATTTCTGGAAGAGATGAAGAAACGACTTGATCAAATTGAGACCCGTTGCACTTATTGGGATATGAAGGAGCTCACCAAGCAAACGAACATGAGCGAAAACTCCATCAAGGAAAAATTTTTCTATGATCCTCGATTTCCAAAATTCAAAATCGGTGGTAAATGGTATTTTCCGTCGAAAGAATGTGAAACGTTCTTGCTAACTTGGATAAAAGAGCAGCCATCAAATTAAAAGGGGGATTTTATATGACAGTTGTTAATTGGTCATTTGAAGAATTATCTTTTGATTTCCAAAACGATTACGAAAAAGCACGTGAAGATTTTCATGCGTATTCAGCTAAATCTCAATTGCTACATGAAATGATTATGGAGCGTTTTCAAGTAAAAGATTTTGAATCGGAAGTTGTGAAAGTTTTAGAGAAAAAGCGTGTGGAAATTCGTGACCAGGCAGACAAATTATATGACGTACAAAAGTACTTAAATAATTTAACAAAGGGATATCCATTTAATGTTCCTCCTAGGGTTGGTAGGCATATGGTTAAATTCGGTCTTACTCAAGAACAAGCTGAAATGTTTTTAAACATTCATAAAAGCCATATGGCAGCAATGGGTTCCGAAAACCAAGGGAAGTACTCATTAGCTCATGTTCAAAATGTTATTTGGGATGCAGAGGACGATTGCATAAAAGTTTATTACGATGACATCTGGTGGCATTACGATCGTCAAGGTAACTGGTATTGATTATGAAAAAATGTCTCCAGTGCGGCAAAGAAATACCAACTTATAAATATTTTTGTGATATCGATTGTGAGGTCAAGCACACCGACCAATTGAATAGCAGCAATCTCCAGAGGTGAAAACCTCACTTTTTTTCGGCAAAATAATGTCGAATCCTACCGTCGATAAATGATTGATGCTGGCGAAAGATTGCGAGATTGATAATTTCATAGGTTGTTTAGTGTAAATATGTCGAAAGTTGGTGAAAGAAAATGAAATTCAGCAAAGAGGTTTTGGATAAAGTATCTGATGGTGATCAACACACTAAGCTTGTTGCCGTTGAATATTCAACAAGTGTACGTGAGGTGGTAACGGTTGGGTACATGATTGAGAATCCACAAAATATCTAGTTCTAATTGTTTAGTAGCTTTTAAGGGGGTGAAACATATGAAAATCAAGCCTAAAACATGGTTAGCTATGACCACTCAGGAACGATTAATGGCTATTTATATCGCTTCAAAACGAAAATAGGAGGGGAAATTAAGTGAACCAATTACAAGTGGTCGAACAAAATGGAAAATTGTTGACCGATAGTCGTGAAGTAGCCGAAATGATTGGAAAAGAACATTCACATCTTCTTAGAGATATTCGGAATTATATCGATGTTTTACGTAAATCCAAAATTGGATTCACCGATTTTTTTATTGAGAGTTTTTATAATGACACTCAAGGTAAACCGAGACCTCATTTTTTTATGAGTAAAAAAGGCTGCGACATGGTAGCTAATAAGCTCACCGGAGAAAAAGGCGTACTATTTACAGCTACATATGTAACTCAATTTGAACAAATGGAACAAAAATTAAAACAACCTGAAATCTCAGGCTTAAGTCCGCAATTGCAATATCTCATTCATTTAGAACATAAACAAAATGAGTTTGAGAAAAAACTGGATCGCACCGAAACAAAAGTTACTCAATTAACGGAAGGTTTAACCTCGGTTCCAGACCACACAAAAGTCGTTGAAAGAGTAAACGAATATGCTCGATATACACGTCAAGGTCATGATGCTATTTATAACGGAATTTATAAAATACTGAAAGCTCAGCATGGGATTGATGTGAAAGCGAGAGTGGAAAACGAACGTAGAAAAATTAACGCTGAGTATTATGCAAGAAAAGGAAAACTATATTCAGAATCTACTCTTAAGCAAAAAGTGAATGGCATTGATGTCATGGTTCGAATGGGAGCTTTGGAGAAGTTTAATACAATTCTGGTGGGCCTATTAGCGAAAGCTAGAGGATTTGAGGTTGCGGAATGACACTTGCTGGAACAAGTAGTCATTCCAAATTAAATCATTTCAAAATAAATCTAAGTTAATAATATCCTGAATGTTACATTTTTTCAAATGGATATATTTTAAGAAAACTGATTGGAAGAGGTGGTGGTGTTGCATCAAGGCTTCATAAAACTCCATCGTAAAATTCAAGACCACTGGATATACCAAGAAAAAAGAAAGTTTTCACGCTATGAAGCTTGGCTAGATCTTCTTATGTCAGCCAACCACAAGGATAATCGATTGGTACTTGGAAATGAAATTATCCACATAGAAAAAGGTAGTTTTGTTACCTCTGAATTGAAGTTGATGGATCGTTGGGATTGGGGAAAAGGTAAGTTAAGGACGTTTTTGGAAATGCTTGAAAATGACGGAATGATTGTTAAAAAATCGGACCGCAAAAAAACCACGATTACCATATGCAACTACTGTATTTATCATCAATTCGAAAACGAAAACAGACCACAAACAGACCATGAGCGGACTATAAGCGGACTGTCAGCGGACACAAACAAGAATGTAAAGAATGTAAAGAATGTAAAGAATAATACTTCTCGTCACAAATTTGAAATTTGCGACATGGAGATGGCAGAACTATTATTTCAAAAAATGTTAGCGAACAACGAAAATGCTAAACAACCAAACTTAGAAGCTTGGGCAAATGAAGTTAGGCTGATGAGAGAAAAAGATAATCGAACCATTGAGCAGATTCAATACCTCATCAACTGGTCCCAAAACGATTCCTTCTGGAAGGTTAATATCCTTTCAATGTCCAAGCTTCGTAGTAAGTTTGATCAGTTGGTTATTCGGTGCAAGGAAGATGCACAAAAGAAAAAAACAGCACCTTTCAAGAAATCGGTTGAAAAGGAGGACTTTGATTTAAGTGACTAAAGAACAGGTTTTTGAATTAATGAGGTTCATTCGAAATGTGTTTCCGTCATTTGATTTTGACCAAGAAAAGTTGAATACCTGGCATCGATTGTTAAAAGACCAGGACCCAGCAAAAGTGATGATAGCAGCTGAGCGTTTTGCTTTAGAACAAAAATTCCCACCAGTCATCGCTGATCTAAGGGAACGGAGAATGAATTACCAATCAGACATTCTTTCGGAAATGGAGGAATGGGAACGAAATGCTACTAGAAAATAACGAACAAGCATTACTTTCATGTCTACTCAAAAATGGAGATTTAATTAAAGAAATTTCTTTGAAAAATGAACACTTTGGATTTGTCCCTCACCAACGTATTTTTGGCGCTATGCGCAGCTTAGAAGAAAAAGATATTCCAATCGATATCGTTTCAGTCAATACAGAAATAGGTCAGGAACTTATGTTCATCGGTGGCAGCGAATATTTAGGAGATTTGTATAGTCTTATTACCACTGAGGATCACATTCGAACATACGAGAGATTCGTTTTAGAAGAATTCAAGATTCGCAAGACCAAAGAGTTAATGAGCTCACTTGATGATGTCCAAACTCCAAGAGACATGCAAAAGCTACACCAACTTGTCCAAGAAGCGAATGAGTTACTGGAACAAAATCAAGATTCGGAATTTGACCTAATCGATACCTTGGTCGAGTTAAATGACGATATCGACAAAGACAAAGAAGAGGTAAATGGCATTCCAACTGGTTACCTAGAATTAGACAGAATTTTAGATGGATTAGATCAAGAAGAATTAATTATTTTAGCTGCTAGACCATCAATGGGAAAGACAGCCTTAGCACTTGGAATAACGAATAACGCATGTCAAGCCAACCATTTCGTTAATTTCTTCTCCCTTGAAATGTCCGATAAGTCCTTACTCACCAGAATGATATCCAGTATCGGGAATATCAATTCGATGAAAATCAAAAACGCGAGAAAAAGGTTTGATGCATCAGATTGGAATAAATATCAGCAAGCTCAAGGTGTTGTTTCTGGATTCAAACACAATTTATGCATCGATGACCGTTCCAAAATAACCGTTCAAGAGGTTCGTTCTAAAGTGAAACAGAACCAAAGAAAGCATCCAAATAAAAGGCATCTTGTTGTAATTGATTATCTAACTCTCATTCAAGGATCTGGTCGCAAGGAAAGGCACATCGAAGTAGGTGAAATAACCAGAAATTTGAAACGGCTTGCGAGAGAGCTGAAAGTTCCTGTAGTGGTTTTAGCTCAATTAAGTCGAGCAGTTGAACAACGACAAAACAAAAGACCGATGCTCTCGGATCTTCGAGATAGTGGCGAAATCGAGCAGGATGCAGACAAGATTCTTTTCTTGTACCGGGATGATTATTACGACAAAGAATCGGAGAACAAGAACATCATCGAAGTGATAGCAGCTAAAAACCGCAATGGCGCATTAGGAACCGTTTCGCTTGCCTTTGTTAAGGAATACAACAAATTCGTTAATTTAGAAAGACGAATGGATAGTGACACTTAGAGAGTTGTATGCAGAAGCTTTGATGGGCAAACATTATTCCTTACAACTATTGATTGAGTTTCTCGTCAACGAAAAAAAGGTCCTGACAATGGCGGACGATGAAGAAAAACTATTTTTCTATCTGCAAGATAAATTCGCCCAAAGGATGAATGATCACTTATTAGCGTATGAATTCAAAAAATTCGGGAGTGTGAACCAATGACATTAATCTTAGCAACCATCTTAATTATCGCGGTCCTATTTATCTATCAATCTAGAAAAATCTTTGACCAAAAGATTAAAGAACTAGACAAGAAGCACCAGCTGCATACATCAGCTATTAATGATTTAGACCAGGCGCAATTAAGGTACCAACTACTTAGCAACAAGATAGACAATGAATTGGAATTCTGGGAAAAGCGAAGGACCAGGCTTCCTGTAGTTATTAAGAATACACGAATAAAGAAGATCCGTGGAAAAAAGCGAAAGGGTCGATAACTATGAGTAATCGTGTAATTGATAAGTTAGTCGCTGAGAAAGTCTTAAGATGGATTAAACCACCTGCTACATCAATTTTAAAACCTATGTGGGTTGAACCAGTAGGAATTGTACATGAACAATTACCCCGTTTTAGTACCAACATTCAAGACGCTTGGAGAATTGTAGATATTTTTGGTTATGCATTTCAACTTACCGAATCATCAGGAGAATGGAAATGTACCTTTGTTTATAAAATCAATGATCGTGGAGTAGGACAATATATATCCTCGGATAGAGAGGGTACAGCACCTTTGGCGATATGCATGGCAGCACTAAAAGCAGTGGGGGTAGAAGTTGATGCGTGAAATTAAGTTTCGTGCTTGGTATAAGCCAAAAAAGAAAATGTACACTTTATCATTGGAAAGTATCAATTTTGAAACTAAGTTATTAGGCGTTTACACAATCGGCGAGGGGTACCAACAATTAAGAATTTCTGATTTTGAATTAATGCAATATACAGGTTTAAAAGATAAGAACGGTAAAGAGATTTATGAAGGGGATTTATTAGATTGTAACGGCGGTATAGGAAAGGTTGTTTATTTAAATGAGGAAGCAGCCTTTAGAGTTGAATTAAATGTTCCTCATGCTTGTTGGTTTGACAGTTTAGATATTTGGGCAGACGAAGAAATTATCGGCAACATTTATGAAAATCCTGAGTTAGTGGAGGACCGCGATGGTGGATTACTCAAATGCTACGAATCAGGAACTTTATGAAATCGCAACCAATGATACTAACAGATTGGTAGATCGATATGAAGCAGCGAAGGAATTACAGAGGAGAAGAGGCATAAATGAGTAATGTAAAATCGGCAACTAATTGCCCCGAATGCAAGACAAAAGGGGTTCTAGTAGGAAAAAATGGATTACTTTTAAAATTTGAATGTTCTTCTTGTAAATTCGAATGGCAAACAATATATACCTCCAAAAGAGGCGGGTTGAGAATATGAATAACACTCTTGAACGAAATGAAAGGGGAGATGCTCACGTTACATAACAGCTTTACAAATTTATCAAAATGAGGAGGCTACAGGATGCCAGTATCCATTGATTTAACAAACTTTGCTGATGGTTCAGTTGCAGAAAAATTCAACCAAGAATTGCAAAAGGTTTTAGAAAACATCGCGGATCCAAACACGGACCCTAAGAAGGTTAGAAAATTAACTCTCACCATTAAAGTAGCTGGTAATGATAAACGAGAAGTTTTAGATGTTCTAGTGGAAGCGAAATCAGCACTCATCCCAGCAAAAGCAATCGAAACCAAACTTATTATGGATTATGACAACAAAGGTAGAGTGACAGGCGCTGAATTGAAGTCTGGAATAAAGGGTCAAACCTTTTTAGATCAAGAAGGCGATGTCGCAGACGATGTAGGCAACAAAATAATAAATTTGAAGCAACAATCTAAATAATATAGGGAGGCACAATCAATGATTAAAGAAGCCATTAAGTACATTGTAGATTTAGGGAATACTCGTTTAGAGACTATCGGAAAAAGAGTTTTTTCAACTCAACCCATTCATGTTGTTAAGCAGCCTTTACCATCAACTTTAGAGGTTAATAGTTTGTCAGGATTAGTCGGTTACTTAAAATCTAAATTTGACGGAGATGAAAAGTTATTGGTTCATGTTGAATCACCAACGTTAGTAACAGTTTCTAGTGTGCTAAATGATGATTCAAACAGAAAAGAAATGATTAAATCCAAAGCGCTGCTACCTAGTTTCTCATTTGATCGTTTTCATAATCCAGAGGAGTTTAACATTCAGCTCCAATCATGCTTTGTTAAAAACGAAGATCGTAACATCATGCTGCAAGTGGTCGGGAACATCAGAGAAGAACAAGTTAACACCATCGGGGATGATGGGATTTCGCAATCGGTAACAGCGAAAATTGGAGTGGCCACATTATCGCAGGTTCAAGTTCCTAATCCGGTAGTACTAGCACCATATCGTACTTTTGTAGAGGTAGAACAACCAGAAAGTGATTTTATTTTCAGAATGCAAAATGGTCCAAAATGCGCTTTATTCGAAGCTGATGGTGGAGCTTGGAAACTGAAGGCGATGAAAAATATTCAAACATTCTTAGTTGAAGAACTGGAAGCTGAAATGGCTGCTGGAAAGATTATTGTCATAGCTTAAGAGATTTGGAGGGAGGGGAGTTTATCCTCTCCTTCATCTTAAGGAGGATGAAGATGAGAGATTACCTAAACGCGATAGAAAAAAATCAATTTATGGTTCTTCAGTCGGTCGTGCAGCTGATGGATGGTTTAAGAAATAGTGGAGTAGATGGTCCAAAGATTGAAAGCATGTTGGAAGAATGGAAAAAAAGAGACAACATGTCTAAAGATGAGCACAAGAATCTCAAAACAGCAGAAACGTATCTTAGAAAATTTCTGACCTCGGTCTATGAACGGTTAAGTCCTAAAGAGCAGGATCTTATCAAGAAAAAAGTTATGAAGTTTGATTTCAAGTTGGTGGATGATTTCACGCTGAAACAAGTCAATCGGAATATAAAAGATAAGATGGTCAATGCTGTTATCCCTCGTCAGCAATTTTACGACTGGTGCGTGGATATCATGGAAGTGAAATGCAATGGATGTACAAAAGAATGGAATACTTGCGATCTGCATCAAGTGTTTGAAAATAACTTTGTTCCAGAGAGTGGTTTTGATTGTACGAATTGTAAGTTTGCTTATAGGTCGGAATAAGACCATTGACCCATATTGCGAAATAAACGAAGGGATGATAAACAATGGAAATTAAAGAGGCTAAAGAAGTATTAAGTGCGGGCTTTGCTTGGGCAAACTGGACAGATAAACAAAGAGAAGCTATGAGAATTGCTTATAAATCAATGGTTGCAGTAGAAGAGATAAGAAAACATTGCATTAACTGTGACGGTGATGAAAGGGCAATTCAACCTTATGAGATTTTAGATTTGATTAAATAATTTATGTCACAATCCGAGAACATTGTGAAGGAGGCGAAAATATTGAAAATGGTTTATGAGATTTTATATAAAAACAGTCATATTGACGTTATTGAACAGGAAATAAACGAGGAAAATATCGATTCAGTTGAAGCAGTGAATAAGATTATTCAAAACTCCATGAAAGGGGAATGTGAAGCTTATATCACCTTGGGAAATGGGGAAACAGTAGGAAATATCATACGGGTATCTGATATTTCAAGAGTTAAAATAACTTATATTGAAAAGGAGTTGAAATGATGATTATCGGCGGGAAAAGAGCATGTGGCAAAACAACCGAATTAATCAAGGTTGCCAATAAAAAGCATCTTTACATTATTTGTGCTGATAGGGATAGAGTTCATTTTATTTCACAATTAGCCAAACAAATGAAATTAGATATTCCGTTTCCTATATCTGTAGAAGAACTACCTTTAAGGAGTACACATATTAAAGAGGTACTCGTTGATGATATGGAAGATGTCTTACACCAATTGATACGTAAGCCAGTTTTGATTTCTAGTACAAGCCTACCTTTTAAACCATTTGGTACCAGACCAACCACTAGCCAGATGGTGATTAACGAATTTGCTAGAATTGTAGATTCCCAAGATGAAAAAGGCATTTTGAAGTACGGTGAAACCATCGATGATGCTGCTGATCAAGATTATAACTGGGAGCTCATGGCGCTTGAGGAAACTGCTGATTTACAAAAGTATTTGGTTAAAAGGATTAAACAATTAAACAAGCAGCTCCTCGTTGCGGAAGGACGGGTAAAAGAATTAGAGAATCAGTTTTCAGTTAAATGGATTGCAGGATTAGATTTAGTGACAAAACCTCCATATGAAGATTTGGATGATTAGGAGAAGTAAATATGAGTATTCATACTTGTTCAACATGCCATTCAAATGGAAGCGTCATTAACCAGAAAGGCAAAATTCTTATCATTGAATGCCCACTTTGTTCAAAGAAGTGGAAAGCAGATTCAAAAATATGTTTTTCATGTATGCAACCCAATGGATACACCGTTGAAGGTCCTTGCAGAAAGTGTTACTCAGAAAATTTCAGAAGTATGTAGAGGTGAGGTTATATAAATGTCTGGTAGTGTACAAGAATGGAAGATGACTCCTGAAGAGTTAGAAGCATATAAGAATAAGTATCCAGTAAAAGAAGGAGTAAAGAAGCGAAAAGGTTATCGTCAAAAGTGGCCATATGAAAAAGCAGTGGCAGCAAGATGGGGAAATAAAGAAAAATAAAAAAAGCCAGGACATCTCCCAGCTAACCCTAAGAATATTTTACCATATGGGGGTGTCTGAGTGTCAGTTATTTACTCCGTTACTGAAAAAGAAATACAAGATGCTGTCATCAAAGATTTGAAAGACTACAAAGCACTAAAGGTAAAACTTGAAAACCTTAAAGAAAGACAAGAAGCAGGAGCTATACATTTGTTTCCCAATCTTAGTATCGAGGCATTTGATGAACTTAAAGCAAAACAAATTGAACGAGCATTAACAAATTCATTGGATCCTATTGAAAGAAAAATCATTGAAATAAAATACTTAGATCCTAACGATAGAGAGATAACAGATTTAGAAATCTATCTGTCCTTAGGATTAAAAAAAGGAAAATATTATATAAAAAAAAGAGAAGCTACTCGTCAGTTGGCCAAGGCACTTGGAATTATCTAAGTGTCTTTTTGTTTGGACAAATTTCGAACAAAAATCGGACAAATTTCGAACAAAATGGGTACCAAATTGGGCACCTTTTTAATTTGGAAATAAATGTACGATTATCTCAAGAGGAAATTCTTGGGAGATGCACTATCCCTTATCAAGATGCACTCGATAATAAGTTATAGGTGATGAAGAATGGAACCCTAGGGAGGAACATTTGGAGCCTGAACGCGTCTATCGCGACACTTGTATCGGGGAATTTGGAAGTATTGTTTTTGTTGTTGTCTTTTGTTTCGCAGCAATCATACTTTATTCGGTTTTTCCTCCCAGTGTAATTGTAGATTGCGTAAATTGAAATAGCTATTAGCATAATGAGGTGTTATTCAAGAAATTTTCAAGCAGCCTACCTTAGGTTGCTTTTTATTATTGAAAGTGGGTGAGTTAATGAGATGAATCTTGTTCAACCGATTCGCGATTTAAATACCATTCAAAACATTAAATCAATGTTAAAAAAAAGAAACGAAAGGGATTTCGTTTTATTTTTATTTGGCATTCAAACCGGGTTGAGAATATCGGATATTTTGAGGTTAAAAGTTAGGGACGTTCAAGGATGGTCAGTCTTTGTAAAAGAAGGCAAAACCAAAAAACTTCGAGAAGTTAAAATGCCTCCAGAACTTAAGAAAGCTGTTCGTCATTATATTAAAGATATGAACAAAAATGATTTTCTTTTCCCAAGTCGGCAGCGAGATCGGAACGGTAAACAAAAACCAATATCAAGAGGAATGGCTTACTATATCTTACAAGAAGTCGCTGAGGAATTTGATCTCGAACGCATCGGCTGCCATTCATTAAGAAAGACATATGGTTATCACCATTACAATCAATTCAAAGATATCGCAGCACTCCAAGAATCTTTCAATCACAGTCGTACGGATATCACATTAAGGTATATCGGTGTGACACAAGATAAGCAAAACAAATACCAAACTGGACTAAGGATATGATAATTAGTTCTTTTTTTGTTTTATACAGTTGAACTCAAATTTAAAATTGTTCAACTCGTTTTTTGAGTGCTTGTGAGAGCTTCATACTGCTTGTTTTTGGGGTGGTAGCCGAGTTGTACTCCCTATGGTTTGAGGTTAACTCAAAGGCCTAATTCAAAGCAAATTTGCAACGAGAATTGACTGTTATATTGGAATCTTTTTGTTTATCTTCATGTCATAATTTGACGAACGATAGTATTTGTCCGATTATTTCCTTTCGCTGATAATTAGAGTGAAAGGGGTAGTTATTGCTATGGAAGAAAACTCAAAATGGTCCAATAGAGATTGGAAATGGACTGTAAGTATTTTGGTAAGTATAATTGTCTTCTTGTTGACTTATAAGTTTTGGGGGAAGTCAGAAAGTATCATAGATGTTATTTCTATTGGAAGTGGCTTAACTTCTATTGCACTGGCGATAGTTGCTATTATTATTGCAGTCAGTGAAGGAATTAAATCTCAAGGTAAAGAAAAAATAGTTAATAATGGTTTGCACAGTATTATCAATAATTTGGATACAATGAGAAACCTAATAAATAAACTTGAAAATGATAATACGAAAACTCATAACCAATTAAACAAAATAGGAGACTATATTAGTGGGTTTAAAAACATAGAAGAAGAAATTTATATTGGAAATGAAAAAAATAAAGGACAAGATAAGTCGGGAATTACTCAAAACAACAACGGGTCTATTATATCCAGAGGAGATATAGTATTGGCAAACTTAGGTCTGGATTTAGGAACAAAAAAAGAAGATCTAAGACCTGTTGTTGTTATTCAGAACGATATCGCTAATAAGTATTCACCTATAGTAACAGTGGCACCAATAACGAGTCAGATTCAAACTGCGAAATTACCTACTCAAGTTGAGCTAAAAGGAAGTCAATATGGATTAGATAAAGATTCCGTTATCTTAGTTGAACAAATAAAAGTAATCAGTAGAGAAAGACTGTCACAAAAAATCTCTAGGATTGATCGAAATAAAATGAGTGAAATTGATAGTGCAATAGAAATACAATTAGGTTTAGTTGATTTTTAATATTATTTTTTTCAGCATCTCATTCGAGGTGCTTTTTATTTTGTCTAATAAGGTGGTGAATGGAAATGAACTTTAGATTCAATGTGAATTATGAGGTAAAAGTAAAATTAACCGATCGTGGTATAGAGATTTTAAAAAGACAACATGATGACTTAAACAAGAAAATTAAAGTTCATGGTGGACAAGGACTAGGTGAATATGAACTAAAGGTAGATGCAGATGGTTATGCTTCTTTTCAGATGTGGTGCCTAATGGAACGGTTGGGTCCTTACATGAATATAGGATTCGATCCACCTTTTAATGCAAACATCATTATTTGTAATGGTGAGCCATGTTAAAGAGCTGCAGTTACTGTGGAAGTATTCATGATCGTAAGTACCAATGTCCGAGTAAACCTAAGCGTACTAACTATAAGGTAACTTATGTTGATAAATTTAGATGGACCAAGCCGTGGCAAAAGAAACGTAAGCTAATCAATGATCGTGACAAGCATCTATGCCAGATCTGTATTAGAGAGCTGCATAACACTCAATTAAAATATAACTTTACTAACATAGAAGTCCATCATATCGTGCCTATTGCAGAGGACTGGGACTTAAGGCTAGAAGATGATAACCTTATCTGTTTATGCAAACATCATCATGAGATGGCAGAGAGTGGCGAGATCAGTAAGGACGAGTTATTCGACATCGTTATCGAACAAATGTCGAAACATTGAATTGTTTGTTGAATATAAACAATTTTGACATACCCCCCGGAGGGCAATTTTTCGAAATCATAGACTCGTGACACCACGTGTCAAGGTTCGGTTAAAAAAAATTCCCGAAATGAGAAATTCAGGAGGTGAAGAAAATGGGCAGACCGAGCAAAAATGTAGGAGTTTCCAGTAAAAATTTGACAAAAGAAGAAAAGCAGGTTCGAAAGCAAACAGAGGAAAAGTTAAAAGGTGGCTCAGATAAAATTTCACCTCCATCTTCTCTGACCATCAAGCAAAAGAAATTTTTTAAAGCGGTGGTAAAGGAATTAAAGCCGAGTGGCATTCTGAGTAATTTGGATGTGTATGTGTTAGCCGCCTTTGCTGTTGCGAAGGACCGCTTAGATCATATTGAAAAATTAATAAATGAAAATGAGAAACTACTACTTGATAAAAACTTAATGAGTGCAAAGGATAAATATTCGAAGGATTTCTTTAGATGTTGCAGCGAGTTAAGTTTATCTCCTCAAAGTCGAGCCAAATTAGGAACCATAAACCTTCAAGCAAAACAAAATGAAGAGGATCCTTTGTTGAAGTTGTTAGCTGGTGGTAAAAAGTGATTTTTGAAAAAGCAGTCCGATACGCAGAACGAGTGACAACCGGAAAAGAAATTACAACTAAGGAAGTCATCATTCAGTGCCATTGGTTTTTAAAAGATTTGAAAAGACAAGAAGACGAGGACTTTCCTTATTACTTTGATGAAGAGGAACTAGAAAAAATTGAAGGAATCCTAGCATTACTGAATTTTGCGACAGGACTAGGGGTTATAGGTAAAACGATTTTAGAAGGCTTGGTAGGCTACCAGGCTTTTTTTCTTGTAAACATATTCGGATGGCGATTTAAAGAGGACCCGGAAAAGTTTCGGTACCGGGATGTTACGTTGTTTATCCCGAGGAAAAATGCCAAAACATTTATATGCGCTCTGATCTTAATCATTCTGATGTTAACAGAAGATCCTTACTCAGAATTCTATTCCATTTGTCTAGACCGCGAACTTGCTGGTGAAGTAAAGAAAGCGATAACTCAAATCATTGAGGCTAGTCCTTATATTGAAAAATACTTTACAATTCCTAAGACACTTAGCGGGAAAATAAAATGTAAAATTACGAGTAGTTTTTACCAGGCAAGGACTGCTGAAGCAAATCGGAACAACTCGATTCGTCCGTCTGCCTTTATTGCGGATGAAGTGGGAGCTCTTAAGGATTATAGCAATATTAACGCTATGAAATCAGGGCAGCTGAACGTAAAAAACCCGTTGAGGTTTAAACTAACGACTGCATATGCTGAAGATAAATCCATCATGCTAGAAGAGTTAGCCTATATCAAAAAAGTTTTTAGCGGTTCCATACAAGATGACCGTATGTTTGCCTTGCTTTATTATGCTGAGCCAGATCATCTTTGGGATGATACTGGTCTTTATCAAGCCAATCCTTTACGCATCGAAGAAAATTACAACGAGATAAGGGATAGTCGCAAAACCGCTATCGAAAAGCCTGCAGAACGTGAAGAGTACCTGTGTAAGCATATGAATCATTTCTTGCCTTCCAATAGTGGGGAGGCATTTATTGATATTGAGGACCTAAGGAAATGTAAGATTGATAGCATAGACTGGTCTGGTAGACAAGTTTGGCTAGGTTTAGATTTGGCCATGACAAATGATAACTGCTCATACTCAATGGTTACCGAAGAGGATTTAAAAATTTATGCTGAATCCTTCGCCTTTGTTCCTACTGAGCTTATACCTGAGAAAAACCGGTTAGAGAAAATCAATTATCATGAATTTATCAAGGCTGGTAAGTGCTTTGCATGTGGTGACATGACTGTTGACTATGGCTTTATTGAGGAAGTGATTTTAATGGTAGAGGAAAAACATAATGTCATTGTCATGGGGCTTGCGTATGACCGTTATAACTGTTTATCGAGTGCCCAAAGATTTGAGCGTGAAGGATACAAGACTGTCGAAGTGAAGCAGCATTCCAGCGTTCTTCACCCAGCTACCAAACTCTTAAAAGAGAAAATCTTAAACAGAGAATTCTACTACACTGAAAATAAATTACTTGAAATCAACTTCCAGAATGCCAAAGTTACTGAAGATACCAACAAAAATATTTACGTAAACAAGAAAAAATCAAACGGCAAAGTCGATATGGTTGTAAGTCTGATAAATGCAATTTACTTGCTACAGCAGGATATTATTTTCAATTCGGAAGCGGGTTGGGGCGCACAAGTTATTTAAGGGAGGTGAGATAGTGGGATTACTGCAAAAATGGAAAGAATTCAGGGAATTTCAGCGTGAAGAACGAATGACTTTAGAAGAAATTCTATTAAGCGCTGGTGTTGTTAATGGCGAAATAACTAAAGAACAGGCGCTCAATATCCCAGCTGTTAGCGCTTGTGTAGGGATAATTACAGATACAGTCGCTTCTTTGCCTATTGTTTTATATAAAGCAGAGAATGGGAAGGTTACTGAGATTAAAAACGATAACCGTGTTTCTCTTTTAAATGATGACACGAAGGATACTCTAGATGGTTTTCAATTTAAGAAAGCAATTGTTGAAGATTATTTATTAAGTGGTGCCGGATACTCTTTTATTAACCGTGAACGAAATGCTATTAAAAGTTTACATTACGTAGAACATGGAAATTTAGCTGTTAATATTAACACAGATCCTATTTTTAAAAGCTATGATATTTTGGTTCATGGTGCTACTTATCGTGACTTTCAATTCCTTAAACTTACTAGGAAAAGTAAGGATGGAGTGACTGGGAAGGGAATCATTAAGGAAAATAACAAAGCTTTGTCAGTTGCTTATAATTCTTTGATTTTTGAGGATCTATTAGTCAAAACAGGTGGTAATAAAAAGGGGTTTTTGAAAGCTCAGGGACGATTATCGTCAGATGCCATAACTGAATTGAAAAATGCCTGGAATAACCTTTATAAGAACAATACTGAAAATGTAGTTGTGTTGAATAACGGACTAGAGTTCCAGGAAGCTTCTAACACTTCGGTGGAGATGCAGCTGAACGAGAATAAGAAAACTAATTCAGCTGAGATAGGGAAAATTTTTATTGTCCCAGCATCTATTCTGGATGGTACAGCTAGTGATGAGGTTTATAACAATTGGATAAAAGTTTGTATATTGCCGATATTAATTGCCTTACAAACTGCTTTAAATAAAGACCTTTTACTTCCTAGTGAAAAAGGGTCTTTTTATTTTGCCTTTGACACTAAGGAACTATTAAAAGGTGATATAGAAAAACGCTTTAAAGCTTATGAGATTGCAATTAAAAATAAAATACTTGGCATTAATGAGGTCCGTTATAAAGAAGATGAAGAACCAATTGAAGCCTTTAAAGATGTAGTTGTTCTTGGGTTAGATGATGTTTTATATAACGTTAAAACAGGTCAAGTGTATACACCGAATACGGACAAAACCACCAACATGAATTCATCGGGAGGAGGTGATGACGATGAGAATAGAAATCCGGGGGAACCAGGTGCTGCTTGATGGGTACGTTAATGCTGTTGAACGTGAAAGCCGAGTGCTCCCATCACCTAGAGGTCGATTTATTGAAAAGATTAAGGTAAAAACCTTTGAAAAAGCGTTACAAAAGACTGATGATGTTGAATTGCGCTTTAATCACGATGAAAATCGAAAGTTAGGTTCTACTAAACAAGGAAACTTGCAATTGTACGAGGATTCGATTGGATTAAGGGCGATTGCTACTGTAACTGATGATGATGTTATCCAAAAAGCCAAAAATGGCGAATTAAGAGGATGGTCATTCGGGTTTATTGACAATAAACCGTGCTGGGAAGACCGTGCCGATGGTATCCAGAGGAGATTTTTAGAGGATATTGACCTTTTAGAAGTATCTATTTTGGATAAAACTCCTGCTTATATTGCAACCTCCATAGAGGCCCGCGGTGAAGAAAATGTTATCACCGAAAGTAGAAGTGATGAATTTCGGGCAGAAATTGAAGATTTATCCCCTAATGTGGAAGAAAAACGGGATATTGACTATTCCCTTTATGAAAAAGATTTAGAATTCCTAAAAATGAAAGGTGGAAACCACTGATGAAATTACCAATTAATGTACTAGCTAAGAAAATTGAATATCGCTCTATGCCAACGTTATTAGAACAACGTAACAACCTATTAGATGAGGCTGATAACCTCTTAAAAAAATCTAAGCAGGAATCACGTGCTTTTTCCGATGATGAAAGCAAACGGTTTGATGAAATTAAAACGGAAGTAGCTAAAATTGATAAAACATTAACTGCAGAAACTGAAGCGCGTGCTTTTGGAGAAAAGAAAAAGGTTCCTTCACATGTAGAAGAACGTGCAGTTATTGAACACCGCGTGTTTGCGAATTATATCCGTGGGATTGTAGAAGAACGTGCTGATGTAAACTTAACTACAGGTGACAACGGAGCAGTAATTCCACAATCTATTGCTAAAAAAATCATCAGTAAAGTTTTTGACCTAAGCCCTATTTACCAATTAGCTACACGTTACAATGTAGGCGGAACTCTTACTATCCCTTATTATGATGAATCTACTCAACAAATTACAATGGCTTACGCTGACGAATTTGTAGAACTTGAATCAACATCTGGGAAATTCACAAGCATTACTTTAACTGGTTTCTTAGCAGGTGCTTTAACAAAAATCTCTAAGAAATTACTTAATAACTCAGACTTCGATCTAGCAAATTTCATCATTCAAAAGGTTGCAGAAGCTGCAGTTAAATGGATAGAAAAAGAACTTCTTAACGGAACAACAAACAAAATCACTGGATTAACTGGAGTAACACAAACAGTAACTGCAGCTAGCGCTACTGTGTTAACAGCTGACGAGTTAATTGATGTACAGGAAGAAGTTCCTGACGTTTTCCAAAGTGGTGCCATTTGGATTATGAATCGTAAAACTCGTAAGGTAATCCGCAAACTAAAAGATTCAGAGGGGAACTACTTATTAAACAAAGATTTTTCTGCTAAGTGGGGCTACACTCTACTAGGTAAGGATGTCTATACTTCTGACAATATGGCTCCTATCGCTACAGGCAAAACTGTAATCTATTATGGCGATATGTCAGGTTTAGCTGTAAAAGTTGCTGAAGAAGTTAATATTGAAGTGTTACGTGAAAAGTACGCTACACAACATGCTATTGGAGTAGTGGCTTGGTTAGAAATGGATTCTAAGGTAGAGAACGCTCAAAAAATCTCTAAATTAAAAATGGCTTAATTAAAAGGGGATGGGTTTCCATCTCTTTTTTCCCTGAGGGGGGTGACTTTATGAAAGTTAAAGCAAAAGTAAGTTTCTCCGGATTAATTTCCATGCATGAAGGGGAAGAGAGAGAAATTGAAAACAAAGTTATTTATGAGGATCTCTTAAATGCGGGATATGTGGAAGAGGTTAAGTCTAAAAAGAAGGTGAAAGCTGATGAAAATTAGTGAAGTAACCATTCAAGAATTAAAGGATTATGCCCACGTTTTTCATGATGTGGATAATAGACTTTTCACCAGTATCTTAGCTGCGTGTAAATCCTATATAAAAGGTTATACTGGACTTACTCCTGACAAGATGGACGAAAAAGAAGATCTAACAATGGCAATGTTCGTACTATCTAATGAACTTTATGATAACCGAACATTCACTGTCGAAAATGACAAAGTTAATACAGTAATTAAATCTATCCTTGACATGCACTCCGTCAATTTATTGTAGGGGTGCTTTCTTATGTCTAGATATCAAATTAATCCAGGCGAATTTCGCCATATTATTACTTTTCAAAAAAAGTCAGGTGAACAAAACGATTTTGGTGAAGTAATAGACCATTGGGAAAACATTACAACTACACGAGCTGCCATTTATCCGATTAGTGGTAAAGAATTCTATTCAGCTGAGAAGATTAACAGCGAGGTTACTCATAAGCTTAATTTACGATATCTACCAAACATCACTACCGATATGAGGGTGAAGTTTGGTGAGAGGTCCTTCCACATAGAATCAGCAATTAACTTTCAAGAAAAAAACAGCATACTTCAACTTCTGTGTAAGGAGTTGATCTAGTGGCTAAGTTTAAAATTGAAGGCATGAAGGAGCTTGAAAAGGCAATAAAAAGACTAGGTCAAGTGCCTCAAAAAGATGTTACACCCGCTGCTAGAAAAGGGATGAATATTGCCGTTAAAGACGCTAGGATTAAAGCTCCTGTTGATACTGGTGAATTAAAAAGCGGCATGAAGCTTATTGGCGAAAAGTCTAAAAGCAAAGGTAAAAAGGTATATCGTATTGTTTTCGATAGAGCTAAAAACGAAGTATTCCAAAAGAAGAACAAAGAAGGTAAAGTGACAGGTTACTATCCAGTATCTCAGGAATATGGCTTTTTTACACGAAACGGTCGATATATACCAGGCTTCCATTTCGCTGAGAAAGGATTAACAGGAAATGCAAATAAGATAGAAAAAGCAATTGTGGATGAGATGGGAAAACGAATAGATAAGGCGCTGAAGGGATGAGAGTTGATGGATATAGCATTGAGGTTTGAACTAAATCAAATACCTGAAATACACAATAAAATTTATCCCACTCATGCTCCTGAAGGTGATAAAGGTCCATATCTAGTCTACATTTTTAGTGAACGTCCTTTGAAGACACTTGAAGGAATTACACTAGATAATAAAGCCGATGTCTTATTAAACATCTTTGCAAGTTCTTATAAGGAAATGTCAATTTTAAGAAAAAAAGTTAAAGATATAATAAAAACTTTCCCTTTAAGAAGTATTGGTGAAGGGGATGTTTACGTAAAAGATTTAACCATAGAAAACATCACAGCTACCCATGAAAGTGAATTAGGACTTTATAGGGGTATTATTGATTTTAATTTATTTTATAAGGGGGCATAAAACTTGGAAAAAGCATTAGGTACGAAAATATTAGTAGGTGCAAATAGTGTTGCGGATTTAACTTCAATTGGTGGTATGGATTTAAGCGCAGATACCCTTGAAACCACTACGTTAGATAGTGTGGATGGATATAGAACCTTTATTCAGGGGTTAAAAGATGCTGGAGAAGTTAACACAAGTGGATATTTCAATGTAGGCGATACGAATGGCCAAGTGGCACTTTATAATGCCTTTAATACAGGTGCACTAATCCCGTTCACTATCCTTTTTCCTTTTGGTGCTTCTTGGACTTTTAATGGAATCGTTACTGGGATTTCTACAGGATCTGAACTTGAAGAGTTAGTTAGTTTCGAAGCAACAATTAAAGTAAGCGGCAAACCTTCACTAGGATTAACTCCTTCCGGTGGATTAACGGCCTTATCTTTAACTGGTACTGGTGGGGCGCTATCGCCAACATTTAACGCAAATAATAACCTATATGTGTTTAGTGGAGTAACTGCCACATCTGTAACAATGACTGCTACAGCTGCAGCTCACACTATTAATCTATTTGTAGATGGAGTGTTAACACAAACATTAAATAGCGGTGTTGCGTCAGCTGCTATTCCTATTACTGCAGTAGGATCTAAGAAATTAATAATCGTGGCTAATGAAGCAAATAAAGCACCAAAAGTTTACGAGATTACGCTTGTTAAAACAGCTTAAGGCTAGGGACATTCCCTAGTCTTTTTATTTATTAGGAGGGATTAAATTGCCAGAGAAAAATGATGTAGTAATGATCAATCTTGATAGACCTAGACAAATACGATTTGGACATAAAGCCCTTAAAATGCTACAAGCAATGGACATCGATATAGAAAATGTTGAAGAAGATTTCAATTTAGAAAGACTAGAAGAAATTATGTATGTCGGATTACTGTATGATGCCAAGCAGAATAATGAAACACTTAAGTTAGAAGATATGGAGGATTTGCTAGACCAAGCCCCAACATACGGTGAAATCACCGAGAAAATGCAAATGGCTTTTACTGCTGCTTTTGGACAAATGGATATTGATGAAAAAAACTTACAGAGGGTTGCGGAGAAGAGCAAGAAAACCGAGAAGAAGAAAAGTGGTCTTGGGAAGAATCCCTAAAATCCGCAATCCACATAGGAATTAGTATTAAAGACTATGAAGAAATGACACCTTATGAATTAAACGTTTCCATAAATGTGTCTAGCAAAAAGCAAAAACTAGAGTACGAGAAGGAAATAGCGCTTGTTTGGCTAGGGGCTAAGTTGCAGCGTGCTAAGAGTATTCCTGATTTAAAAAAATTAATGGGGAATGAACAACAAAAAAAGAAAATGACCCCTGTAGAGATGTTAAATAAAGTCAAACAATTAAACGCTGCGTTTGGCGGCACCACTTATTAGAGTAGTATGCACTACTCTTTTTTGCGTGAAAGAGAGGTGAGATAAATGGCAACTAAAAACTTACTTGTACGTGGTGGAGCGGACTTTTCAGGTATGAAAAAAGCTATGGAAAATACTCAGAAATCCATACAAAGCTTTAAGGAAAGTGTAAGAAGTTCTATGCAAAGCATTAATATTGCTCTTGCAGGACTTGGTGCAGGGTTAGGTATCGGTGCTGCAGTAAAAGACGCTATGACTTTTCAAGCTTCAATTGAGCAAGTTAATAGATTGATGGGGAAGAGTGCTGGAGAGTTCCTTAAGTGGGCTACTACTTCAGCGACTGCGTTTAATATGAGTAAAAAAGAAGCAGTACAGTATGGTGCAACCTTTTCTAACATAATCAGTACATTCGCAGCTACCACTCAACAAACCCAGCAGTATACACAGGATTTGCTAAAGGCAACTGCAGTAGCTGCAAGTAAAACAGGACGATCGATGGAAGATGCATTGGAACGTGTCCGTTCTGGAATGCTCGGCAATACGGAGGCAATCGAGGACCTAGGAATCTTTGTCAATGTAGCCATGATTGAAAGTACTAAAGCATTTCAACAGTTTGCAAACGGTAAGTCCTGGGATCAGCTAGACTTTAAAGTCCAACAACAAATTAGGTTATTTGCTATATTGGAACAAGCTTCAACGAAATACGGTGTAGAAGTCGGTAATAATGCTGTATCTGCAACTGCTAGATTTGTAGCCCAATTGAACAACCTTAAATTAGCAATTGGTCAAGCATTCCTGCCTATTTGGGAAACGGTATTACCATCATTGACCGCTTTTGTTGGTTGGTTGGTAAAAGGTATGTCCGTAGTCGCTCAATTCATGCAAGTCCTTTTCGGCAAAGAGCCAGCAAAAGCAGCTCAAAGCCAAGCGAGTGCAAACGCTCAAGTCGCTTCGTCGGTCGGTTCAGTAGGAGATGCTTATAAAAAGGCAGGCAAAGAAGCGAAAAAGGCAGCAGGCTCTGTATCTGGATTTGACGAGGTAAATACTCTAGCCGAAAAAACCGCAACTGGCGGAGAAACTGGAGGCGGCGATACGGGTACTGGTTCTCAAGGCGGAGGTGTCGGAGGGTTGGTTCCAGAAATACCGACTGAGACTGGTGGAGCTGTTGGTGCAATTAGTGAAAAGGTCCGAAATGCAGCAGAAGCGGTAAAAGGATTTTTTAATGGTATTAAAGATTTTTTTAAAGGTTTTGGCAGTTTTATCTCTGAACACAAAGATATTATCATAGCTGCTTTAGGTGGAATTGCTGCAGGATTATTAACATACGTGATAGCAACAAAAGGTGCTGGGGCTGCAACTTTGATTTGGGATGGTATTGCCAAGGCATCAGCAGCAGTAATGAAAGGACTTAGGTTAGCATGGGCAGCTTTAGCAGGTCCGATTGGTTTAATTGTTTTAGCTGTAGCAGCCGCAGTAGCTGCTTTTATTTATTTCTATCGTACTAATGATACATTCAAAGGTTTTGTCGATGGGATACTCAACAAAATAAAAGATGCAGCAATCTTTTTATGGAAAAACGCGCTTGTTCCAATGGGAGAATATCTTGCCACTGGCTTTAAAGCAGCATGGGAAGGTATTAAAGTATCTGCTACATGGGTTTGGAAGAATGTTTTTATTCCTTTTGGTGAATACCTAAAAACCTTTTATAAAGTTGTGCTTATTCCATTAGGGAATGTTTTAAAAGATGTTTTAACAGTAGCTTTTAAAGCTCTTTCAGAAGTAGCGAAGTCTTTTTGGAAGAACGTTATGATCCCACTAGGAGATTACTTCAAAACTAATTTTAAACCAACCGTAGAAGCACTTTCAGCAGTATTTAAATTTCTTTGGGAAAATGTATTAAAACCATTAGGTACTTTCTTAGGAACAACTCTCCTGAATCAATGGAAGTCTTATGCTAAAATAGTTGAATTTTTATGGAAAGAAGTATTAAAACCCTTAGTACCTTTTCTAAAAGATAGCTTAAATCAGGCATTTAAGAATATCGGAGAGACGATAGGGAATTTAAAAACTGTTATGAATGGTTTAATGACATTTATCTCAGGTGTATTTAAAGGCGATTGGAAAAAAGCTTGGGAAGGGTTAAAAACAATTTTCAAAGGTGTTTTTGACAGTTTGTACGACATCGTTAAACGTCCTTTAAATCTAATCATTGATGCCATAAACGCAGTCATTAGTGGATTAAATAAGATTAGTTTTGAAATTCCCGATATTCCGGGAGTAACTGGTGGAGGCAAAAAGATAGGGATTAACATTCCAAAAATACCAAAATTAGCACAAGGTGGATACATTGGAGCAAATTCCCCTCTACTTGCCATGATTGGTGACAACCGCAACGAGGGTGAAATAGTGGCTCCTGAAAGCAAGATTTATGAACAGACCTTTAATGCAATCAAAGATGCACTCTCTCAAATGGGCGGCGGAAATACAGGAGATATTGTCCTAAAACTTAATGAAATTGAATTAGGTCGCGCTTCAGCAAAGAGCATTAATAAAGCGCAAAGAACCGCTGGTAAACTACTATTAGAAATATAAAGGAGGAGGTAGAATGATTGAGATAAATAATACCAAAATTCCAACTCCTTCTTCTTTTAAAGTAGGGATAGAGGACATTAGTAATGCCGAAAGAAATGCTGCTGGTAAAATGCTAATTGACCGCATTGCAACTAAGCGAAAATTAGAGTTAGGTTGGAAAACTTTAAAACCTGACGAATTATCATTAGTACTTCAACTTGTTAATAACACAACCTTTTTTGTAAATTATCCGGATCCCATGACGGGTGGTTTGGTAACTAAGATTTTTTATTGCGGTCCCAGGTCCGTTCCTATCTATTCTTATGGAAACGGAAATCCAGTTTGGACAGATATTTCATTCAATCTAATCGAGGAGTGATATTGGTGTACAACGCATCAGACCTTTATAAACGTGCAATATCACAACCATATCGAGATTTAAGGTTAAGATGCACAATTGATAATATCGTTTACACTGAATCTGATCTACAGGATTGTAGCATTGAAGAAAGTATTCTAACAGGTGAAGATTTTAAGTTTGGTAGCGCAACAGCCTCACGGTTAGAACTAACTCTATTAAACATGGATGATAGGCTAACCGCAAAAAGCTTTGAAGATAAAGAGGTACACATCGAAATTGGTGTAATGTTAGATAAATTCCACCAACCTTTTGAATATGTTTCAATGGGTTTTTTTATTGTGGAAGAAGCAAGAAAAGACAACAACCTTATTAAACTAACAGGCTATGATAAGATGATTTACTTTGAAAAGCCATATGTGAGCAATCTAGCCTACCCAGCAACACTATTACAAATCCTACAAGAAATCTGCACTCAAGCAGGTGTGCAATTAGAAAATACCTCTTTTCTAAATAGCGATTATTTAGTAAATGAAATGCCTGATCTTGAAAACGTGACACTTAGATTAGCAGTTGAACATATATCAGAATTGGTTTGTAGCTTTGCTTGTATCAATCGTGCTGGCAAGTTGGAGCTCAAGACATTTAGCGATACAAACGTTTCAATCAATGCCGACAATTATTACTCTATGAAACTGAGCGAATATGAGTATGGTCCAATTGAAGTAATTAGCATCAATCCCGAAAACATCTTTGCTCTAAATGCTACCCAGCAGTTAAAAGACAATATGCTCAATGAGGTTAAAGGATTTACTTTTAAGCCATTTACAACTTCGTGGCAAGGCAATCCTCTGACTGCCCCTGGGGATATTATTAATGTTTCAGAAAAAAATGGAGTTAAATATAAAAGTTTCATCGCAAATCAAAAGTTTAATTTTTCCACAGGATTAAAGTGCGATATTACCACTAATGCCAAAACAGCTATTCAATCTGAGTTTCAAACGAAAGGACCTATTTCAGCCTCTATCGAAAAAGCTAAGGCCGAATTAAGGTCGAAAATTGAACAATCGGAGAGTAAGATTTTACTTGAAGTGGAGGAAGTCGGTAAATCTGTTGCATCGTTACAATTGGAAGCCGATAATATCAATCTAAAGGTTGAGGAGTTAGATTCTTCAATAGCTGAGATTGATATAAAGGCAGATAACATTTCTTTAAGAGTTGAAGAGGTTAATTCATCAATTGCCGTTGTAGATTTGAAAGCCGATAATATTTCGTTAAGCGTTCAATCGCTTGATGAAGAAGTAGGTTCTGTACAATCCACTCTAAGTGTTCAAGCTGGTCAGATTAGTACAAAAGTGGAAAGAGATGGTGTTATTTCAGCTATCATCCAATCCCCTGAAACAATTAAATTCTCTGCGAGTAAAATTGAATTAGATGGGATCACTCAAGTCAATGGAAATGTCGAGTTGGGTAAGGGATGGGAACCCGGTGGAGAAAATGGTGAAAAATCTATTACTTTTAGTAACGCAGGTAAAATTAGTTACAATGATGGATTTAGATACCAAGCAAGTACATTTGGTCACTTATTTGTTGGTGATGTAACAATTCAATCTGATTATCGTTTAAATCTAACAGGTGTACAAGTCATAGGTCTAAACGTAGTAGCAAGTTTCGGGTAGGTGATAGAGCATGGCGATGAAATATAGCAGTCAATCATGTTCCGTAACATCAACATGGGAATGGGTCATCACTGGTTATACTCCTGTAACGGAAACAGAAGTAACAGAAACCAAAACTGTCACAATCACAAGAACTTGGCACAGATATGCTAACGAGTGGCAAGCAGGTTCTTTATCTTGGCCAAGTAGTGTGGACGGAATGTCCCTTGTTTCGATAAGTCATGTAGATACCGAACCTTGGACACCATCTCATTGGGCTGTGGAAGGTTCAACTTACACAACATCAGGTACAGGGGTAGCTACTTACAAAGGCAAAAAGAAATCTGGTGGCGAGCCGATTTACGGTTGGGGACACTATTCCACAAGCCATAATCACCCTTCAAGCATTAGTTATGATGACGGTACCTATGCTGGTACTCTTACTTATGATTCGTGTAGTGGCTCAGCATCAAGTCCTAGTAGTAGCGGTACGTTTGTGGGGCAACAAACAACTACAACGGGTAGCGGTACTGCATATTATTCAGGTGATATTCCAGCCAAGGAAACTCCTCCAAGTCTGAGTGTAGCAGCAAAGAATATCAATGATACATCCGTAAGAGCAACAATAGAAAATCTCATGTACTCTGCTAATTACTACCACTTATTTGAAATGGAATTGTGGCGAGGTAGTGAGGAAGAATATCTACTCACGAAACAATGGACTGATTCTTCGGGTTTAAATAAGTACACTTCCATTGATTTCTCAGGATTAGATCCAGGTACAGTTTACACGATAAAGGGGTTTGTTAAGTCAACGTCCTCAAATAGCCGTGTTCACGCTGGAACGGTTGTTTTTACTACTACAGGTCAACCACTGGTAAGACCGCAAGATTGGTCATGGACTACCTTACAAAGTAGTGGATCAGTTTATCAATACGTTAATGAATCAGTCCTAAGAGCTAATGTAGTATCGGCTGATGAATGGACGGATTTTTGTAAACGAATCAATGATTTTAGAAAATACAAAAAACTTAATACGATAAACTTTACTCCTATCGGCATTGGTACTAGTTTAACCAGTGCCATTTTTAATGCGGTCAGAAATACCATTGCTGAAATGACAACTGTTACAAATACAGTTTCTACAGGTCAAACAGGAGTAAAAGCAAAATTGGAAGCTCTAAAGGATTCACTTAACTCGATACAGTGAATCCTATTTTATTTGCATTAAAGGTGAGGTGTGAAAATGAGAAAATATAACATACTATCTGATTTAGTTATGGTTAGATCCATCCAGCCTGTAGTATATAAACAATACGACAATGGAGATAAACTGGAAGTGGAACTGTATGAAGATGGAGCTAAAATTAATTTATCCACTGAAATAGTTTTAGCTTTTTTTGAATTACCAGATGGAACGGTAGTTCAGAAAACATGCAGCATTCAAAACGGAAATGCTATAGCAACCCTGGATAACAATATTCTCAGTCAAAGCGGAAATCTTAAGGTAGAATTTACGGTTTATAAAAACGGAAATGAAACGACAACGAGAGCAATCTTCATCACTGTGGAAGAAAGTATTAATCGAAATGAAGCAATTACCACTACACCACAATGGGACATTGTACAGGAAGTAATGGAATTAGAGCCTAGGATATCGACAGCAGAATTACAACGTCAAACTCAAGAATCACAAAGGCAGACTAATACAACTAATGCTATTAATCGGTTAGATACATCATTAAACAGTCTTAAACTTGAATACAAATCACCTGTAGCTAATTTCGCTGCACTAGCAACTACCTACCCTACGCCAACTGTAGGTTGGATTGCTCAAACATTGGATAATGGGAAGTTTTATCGTTTCAATGGTAGTGAATGGCTATTTCATTCAGAGATGAATAATAACATCTTAACTGATATTCAAAATAGATTATCAGATGCAAACCGACAATCACAAGTCCTAACACATGGAACACAGATCCTTAATGCCTCACAGAACAGTCCAGTAGACTTGGAGATTCAAGGACGTACTTTGACAAGTCTGGGTAATAGTAACCTTGAGGCGAATAAGAGCTATGTCCTCGCTGACAAACGTACAAAGATAAGAGCAGAAGGGCGAGAAGGAACGTTAATAAGCGGAGTGGCTAAATTTACGAAAAGTGCTAGTTTGATTACTAAGGCTGATTTTGTCGGGAAGGTATCGGGGAGTGTTGTTGAGAATCCTCATGTGGCTAAAGCTAAATCAGCAACGTCACTATTGAATCCTTCAGATACGTTTACGGAGAGCACACCTAGTGATTATCCAAAAATAGCATCATTAAATGGTACAGTGAATAATAACTCGGCATCTCTTAATGGACAATACATGCTACATCTCTTCTCCTTCAACATCATAGAACAAATCGAACGCAAACTAGGACGTATTCCATCTGACACAGTAGCAGGAAAAGTCCAATGGATAAAGGATAATGTACAACGGTTGACTGCTAACTGGCATGGATGGGGGAGTTCGGTTGGTGGGAATGGTGCAACGGTGGCGGTGTGGAATAATACATCATGGGCAACGTGGAATAGTCATGCAAATGGAGTTGTTACAAAGATTGCCGTTTCAACTACCAATATGATTTATATTGATTCCACAGGGTTTATGCACCTGTTAGCCCACACAACCAACCCATCAGACGGCACAACACCTTCCCAACTCAACACAGACTTTGTGGAATTGGAAATTGAGCTGAAGCCTACCGCAGTTCTAGACACCAGACCGATTATCACAAGGACTGCAACGTTTGATGGTAAAGTTAGTGGGAGTACTGTGGAGAATCCGAATATTGCTAAGAGAACAGCAACAGGTACTACGCAAACAACATTATCAATCCCGAACGTAACCAGTATGACGGAGTTCACACAATTAAACCATGAATCTGGGACATCGAAAATTGACGGGATAACAGCAACCACTACTACTGGCATTAGTGGAGCTATTTCCCAACACCTATTCTCCTTCAACCTAATCGAAGAAGTGGAACGCAACATCGGACGTATTCCCAAAGCGACAGTGGTGGATAAGGTTCAGTGGTTGAAAGATAATTTGGATAAGTTACAAGCGGATTGGTATGGTTTTGGGAGTAGTGTTGGTGGTAGTAAGGCTAGTTTAACACAATGGAGACCGTGGGTTAGTAGTTGGGAATCCGCTCCTAAAACTCATTCAAACAATACAGTATCAAGTTTATCTATTGATGCAAAATATAGCACATCAACAATAGGTAATTTAATTGATACTACCGGAATGATACATTACCTAGCATACGCAGAACCATCAGACGGCGCAACCGCTTCAACAATCAACACAGATTACATCGAGCTACAAATAACCCTTAAACAAGGCGCAACACTATATGACCCAGTCCTACCGTTATACGAAGTGGACGCTACAGACAATGCGAAGATACTGGTAGATTGGAACGAAGCAGAGGTCATGAACCGTTATCCGAAAGTGCAAGGTGTTCAGCACTTACAAAATCTAGCAGTAATTGCCGAGGGTGAGAATTTATTACCTCCGTTTACGGAAGGTTGGTTATTGCATACAAGTGCGATTATTAAAAGCGCGTATTCAATGACAATACAGGGGGCAAATGGTTCAAACTTACTTAACACCTTTACGGTTGATGTTATACCTAATACTAATTATGTATTTTCAACAGTATTGGGGGTGGGTGCTCGTTCTCGAATTGACGGGAATATGACGTCGACAATCGTTAGTGCTTCTGCAACAAATCCAAAAACGTTTAATTCTGGAACAAACACAAAAATCACCATTGTTCTTGATAAAACAGGTACGGTAACTGATCCAGTATCATTTGATAACCCAATACTCACACCAGGCAACGTAGCCAAACCATTCGTACCAAGAAATCCATCGTACCTATTCGCACCTGTGAAGTTAGGTCAAATCGGCACAGTGAAAGATAGCCTATTCAAGCAAGATGGACAATGGCAACTGGTAGAGCGTGTGAAGAAAGATGTGGTGTTGGATGGAGGTTTGGGGTGGACGTATCACTCCGACTATGCGGGGTTTAAGCGTGTAAACGGTCCGACATTCTTAGATGCAATTGGTGATACTTATCCAAATTCGCAAAAATATAATGGATTACTAATGCGTAGGATTGGGGCCATGTCTGATGGTGCTGACATAGCATATTTGGTTGCTAAAATGCTGACACTGACTATTTCTGACATAGACACAGGATTCGGTGAAACATATTCTCCATTAGCAACTGAATTATCTGCCTACTTCAACGGATGGCAAGCTAAGACTGTAGACGGAAATGGTAAACCTACTTCATGGCGTTCCCTAGGTGATGGGACAGATGCACCTACTCAGACACTAGCTTATGTGAGTGTGAATAAGGCACCGAACTTCACACCGTATAAGTTAAGCTACGTTCTAGCAGCACCACAAACTCTAAACGTCAATCATCTAGTTGAGGGTGATATTGCGGTTAGTGGTCCAACACAGGTTGAAGTGATTAGTGGGGTTGTGGTGAGGGAGAAAGTAACTCCTGCGTTATATAGTGGTACTTATTTCATTAATGATATAAATCTAGGGTCAGCATACTTGAAAAATAAACCAGAAAAAATATTAAACGTTTACGCGAATGGTCAAATAGAAAAGGGTTGGAGTTTGGTCGCTTCAAATGCCGTTGGTAAACAAAAAGCTACACTACCATCCGACAGATTCAACCCAACTGCAGAATACACAGTAACATATCTAGTCCTAGACCGTCATACCATGTCCAACAACGCATTAGAAGTGAAAGCGAGTTATGCTGGAAACTTTAAAGAGGTGCAGGATATGCAAGTCGAAAAGGTTAGCGATTTAGCTATCCAACAAAGCCTAGTAGCTAATCAAATGTATAGGGTGTTAGTAGCAGCGAAAGGAGCTGGATGGAATGTCTGATACAGACTATCTCTTAGAACATTACCGCAAATTAGCAGGAGTGTCGGAAGAACAAATGCAAAAGGACATCGAGGAACAACGGGCGAAAAACCCTGTTCCTCTTATTAGAACAGACCTAGAAAATATCGGAGAGGCCATGATCGTTACGTTTCAAAATGACAACCAACTTGGTGAACTAGTTATGAGCCTGTTTTTACAAGTTAATGATCTAGCAATGGTGGTTATGCAATTACAATCAGAAGTGGAGGAATTGAAAAATGCTTAACTTATACCGTTATATGGTGGATAACAATATGAAGAAATTAAACGAGGTTCCTCAGCCATACCAGCAAATGCTACGAGATGAAGGTTATACAGACTAACGCCCAATAAGGAGGCGTATTTTTTATGTGTTTTTTAGTTGGCCCCGAACCGATCGGGGCTAATTTTATTTTGAGAGCATGGTGAAAATGATGGAACAATCACAAAAAATATGGGCAGCAGTGGCGGGAGCTCTTTTCACGCCTTTATTCGAAAATCTCTATGGTTCTAGCGAAACAGTTCGCGCAATAATGGCTGCCATAGCATTCTTTATTTTTATGGATTGGATGAGTGGTACAAGAGCATCAAAAAAGGACAAAACCTACGCAAGTAAATACGGGATAGATGGTGTATTTCGCACTTTCTTTATTTTATTGTTACCAGCTGGGGGGCACTTGCTTGATATGGCTTCTAGGCTTCCAGGCATATTCTTCGGACTGCTTTCTTTCGGGGTTCTCTATCACGTCATTCAATCAATGACTGCTAATACTATTCGAGCGGGTTGGGTAGATTGGGTTCCAATAAATATTTTAGAAAAAATCATTCAATGGGTGGGTTCGGAAATTGATTCAAAGGTAAGTCGTGCTGAAAAAAGAAAGGGAGAAAGGGTGATAAATAATGAATAA